CAAACTCATCAGACACTCTTATAATCTGGTAATAGGCATCTTCAATAATAGATGTATCAATGGCTTTAGAGGAAACTGTGTATATGGTTGGACTCCAGTCTTTTGCGCGCACAAATAGCCGGAATCTAGCAGTCTCTTGAGGGGAATAAACTGCTCTTAAATTGGTTAATGATGAAACATATTTTTGATCAACGTTGTAATCGCGACTATTATAAGTCTTCATAGTAATTACAGATCCTGTATGATAATCTATTGCTCCGCTATGCCACACATCAAAAATATTAGTTATTGCGGAAGAAGTATATGCAAAAGAACAGGAATATATACCCGTTTCCACGTGAGAAGCTGTAGTGTTAATATCCGCTGCGGCAACTGTACCACCTCCGATTGCGAGTCCCAGCTTGGAACCAGTTGGAGCACCAGCTTGACTTCCGCTATATATGCTAACACGTATTTTATTAGTGCCAACTGCTGGAATATCGGTTAAATTCCCTCGTACAACATTATATAAATAAAGTTTCATTAAATTATCTGCTGCTGGGACCAAGGAAGAACTTAAATAAAAATTATTTCTGTTATCCTTTTTGCTACTATCCCATTGTGCTTCGATGACGGGTCTTTTGAAAAAATACTGTGAGCCACGGGCAAAAAACATTTTAGTATAATATGAATTAGAACCGGTTTCTTGACTCCCTGTTAGCCGTATTCCAAAGCCATAATTAGTCTCTGTTCCGTCAAGAATTTTTTCTATAGCATGGCTGATATCAACACTTAAGTTTTCAAAACCTGTGTCAAATGTTTGTTCAACAAGATATTCGTCATTGGAACCCGTAATATAATCGCCTCCCTCCGTTGTCCACTTGACAATCGTAGGATCGTTACTAGCAGTTATCCAATTTGAAGCATCAACATCACTATAATTTTCCATATCTAGACCGAGACCCTCATCCCAAGATTGAGATACCAAGCTGGTTACCAATGTAAAGTCTTTCGGAGTGGTCTGCGTGTGTCGAGCATTAAATAAATTTAAATAAAAAGTAACACTCCCTGATGCCGGGATGGTCTCGTTTGTTCTATCCGTGCTTATTTGAGTGGTATCAAACTGAATTATAATCTTTGCTGCTTCATTAGAAAGTCCAGAGCTTGAGCTAACTTGACCATAGATATTAAATATTTCTAAAATATCAGATTGTCCCATATTACCACTAACGCCGCGAGTGCTTAAATTAGCCTTATAAGCATTAGTTAGGGTATTATTTTTGGTTGCATAATATCTTTTAATCCCCATTAAACCACTTCTCCTAGAATATCTGAATCAGGATATTTAATTTCAAAACATGAATCTGTAGGAATAAATATTTTTCTGTTATCTGAGCTTGTATTTTCGCCAACATTAAAATTGGTAGTAGAATAAAGTCCACCAGTTTTTACCGACACAGATACATCTATCACATCTAAAACAGCTGATGAGTTTTTCAACACAGCAAAAATGTCTGTAATACTAAAGGGTTCGCCAATATCATAACCTCTTCTGTTCACAAAAAAATCTTGTAAATCGTTTTTTGCTATTTCCAAAGCAGTATATTTATCTACATTTGAAAAAGCTGCAAATTTAAATACAATACCTAGATTTATAATTCTGCCATCTAATATGTCAATCGTATCATTGATCATTCTATAACGGGAAATCCACGTTTTTAAATTATTTTTAATTGTAATGCTAGCTGTGGCTAGCTTATCATTGGCGTCTGCCGATAAAACATACATATTGATATTGCGTTGTTTAAAGGTATCTGAATCTTGTGCCACATTCACTTTTTTAATTGCCCCAAAGTTTGAAGGCATCCCATATGTAGCCGCAATAAAATCCTCTTTAGTTACAATGCGATTTTGCATTGCATAAGCCCCGAATGCTCTTAATTTAATCTCATCCGAAGATGGAAAGGGGATATCTCCCACAAAGGGATCCTCATTAACCACTTCTAAACTATCTCTTGTTGTGGCTATTGAAGCTTGAGATAGTGTCTGTGAGTTTCCAAAATCCATATCATTTTCAACAACTTGTGTGATTGTGTTAGCAGCTGCGTTGGTATCATCGGAGGAATTGATACGATAAATAATAGTTAAGACAGTATCAGATGGACTGATACCTAGCTTATCAGTTTTTATTAGGGCTGCTGGGTCGAAAGAATCATCGGTTATATACTTTTTGCCATGCTGGTTTAATAAGACATTGCCGGGATCTAGTACTTCTTCTTCATTTTCATTCGAGCCAAATCCAAATTGAAGTATGATCTTTTCTCTTTCTTTTGTAACTGTAAATCGACGCGAGACCGCTATGGGTTTTAAAATATTAGGAACAGTGTTTTTATCTTCGTTTCGATTGATCAAAGGAACATATATTGTATTTTGAGTTAAATAATCAACTTCATAGTAGGGATTACCCTCCGAATCAGTTACGGATACAATTTCGGTTATATTATCACCCAGCACATTTACTTTTCTAAACTTTTCATAACCTGTTATAACTTCCTCTTGAATGGCTAATTCACCAGAAATAGCTTGTCCCCTTACCCTAATCGCATAATTAACTGGCGTGCCGGTCTCCGAATCCACATTACCTACAGTGATCTGGTTTTTTTCAATATTGCCAAAAACAACGTCCTCAAGGAGAGTAAATATCTTCCCCGTCGTTGAGGAAAATTTTGAACCCCGTTTGAGGACGGGGGCATAATTATAATCGGGTGCACCATTGGAAGCAGGAATTAAAACAAAAAAAGTTAAAATTCCATACGAGGCAGGAGATAAGGCAGCATCATAACCCAACTGCTTGGCTAATTTTATAACATTATCATATTCAATGGCAGTTGATAGAAAGGACTCATTTACTTGATAATCCAAATAAAAAGAAAGAATATCCCCCACATATGCAACACTATCAAGCATTAAAGAGCCAAATGAATTAGCAGAAAAATCACGAAATTCATTGGGATAATATCTTTTTGCATAATTTATTAAATCATGCTTTATTGTTGTAAATTGTTTACTAGTGTATTTTATTGCTGGTTTTCTCTCTGCCATTTTATTATATACCTACCCCTTTTATTGTCTCTACAAGTTGAAGAGTATCCTCCAGACTCAAAGCTTTTACTAAATAAACCATTTTTACACTTAAAACATTTTTTTTACCTGTGTAAGCGGTCAAATTCTTTCCACCTTTAACAACCTCAAGTTTAACAATTTGGATTTCCGGTAAAAAAATCTGCACTTGTTCATTTATTTTATTTATAATTACCTCTTGAGGGGTATTTTCAAACAAGAAGTGTCGCATCCCCACGCCGTAGCGGGGGAGCATCACTCTTTCGCCTGGTGCAGTTAACATCAACATTTTAAGTGATTGCTTGGTGTTCTCTCTAATAGTCTTATTAAGACCATAAAAGCCATCAATGGCATCATAATATAATGGAATTTTTGCATCTAGTCCGATACCCATATTATAAACCCTTTTTATAAATAGTTTTTATTCAGAATTACCATCATCAAGACACTCAAAACTCTCTTTTATACCTGCCTCGTATTCTTCCAAAGCTGCTTCTTTGGTGGGTGGCGGCGAATCTGTAGTACTACTCTTGGTAGTGCTATCAGGTAATTCGCCCAGAAGCTTTACTACCACGCCCACGGCCGTCAGAGGACCAGGCCAAAACCACGGCGTACGCCAAGTGGGGTCTGTCATTGTAGCTGTAGCCATTAACATCACATGCATTATAATGGTTCCCCAGTCTGGCTGATTCATCTCAAGGTCAAGCGCGTTAGTACCCACACCCTTATACCAGTCTGGATCGTTTTCTCTATCTGCAATTTTTACATTTTCGGCTACCATCGCGCTAATTAATCTCAAAGTTTGATTAAATAGTTTTTCTATTGAAGGATATTGACTCTCTGTTGCCTCTGCTATCATGATCGCAAGAAATGAAAGCAAATCTTTATAGAATATAGATTTCTCAAAAGTTTTAAATTCTTCTGTTTCAGCTATTTTACCTAATACACCATTTTTATAAAATAGCGCTGTGGGGCTTCGCCCGGCAATATTGGTATTATAAAAGTGTGTTGCATAGTTTAGTTTTGCAGCTGTGTTGGGTGTAGCTCCGGGTAGCGGGTTTATGGCACCAGGCGTGGGAACATCGTCAAAAACCATAATAGGTAATTTTAAATATGTAAGTCCATCCTTTTCTTTAACAAACATTGTTTTATCTAAAACAGAACGAAAAAATCCTTCATCGTATGCACCGCTTTGCGTGGCATTTATAATTTGGCTATACTTTTTTGTAATCGCTGTGCCTCCAGTCATCATAGTAACCCAATCTTGGGGCACCGGAATTAACCAGTTTAAACTATAATAAAAATTATATTTATTAAAAAGGCGATTCCCATCTATAAATTGTGCGGCTGCTGCGGTTCCGGCTTCGCCGGGTAAAAATTCTTCAAATAAATCCATCATGGGTATAAACTTCGTGTTATAGACTTCTTCATAAGCATCAAATGTTATCTTGCCTCTATATTTTAACATGGACTTTATCTTCTCACCTTCTGAAGTAGACATTTCTTTTAGGGGATGCAGTTCTGCCGCACCGTTGGGGAGGGTTTTGCCGGTGGTGGGGGGGTCGGGTGCCACCATCTTTGTGAGTTTCATACCTTTTATGCTACTTACAAGTTCTGAAAAAGTTTCCTCAAAGGCATACCATTCAGCATCATCTTTTAAGACAGGTCCAAATAAACCTTGAATTTTAGGATTCTGTTTAAATTGATTTGGTGTTATATAACTTTCAGGATCCTCGTCATAAGCGGACGCCCAGGATGGAGCTGACGGTGCGGGCTTCTGCTTAAGAAAATTTTTCCATTCAGCCTCCATGTCATTGACGCCAAGCTCTCCTTTATATTTATGTTGCACATCAAAACCATATTCAACGAAAAAACCACCATTTTTTAGGCGCGGATTGTCAGAATAAAAGCCCTTGGGAATTATAATATTTCTATTACCAAAATCAACTTTTATAACAGGAGGGGGTTCATAATAAGCATTATTATGTCGAGCTACTATATTTTTCAAAATCTGGTACGAGGGGGGAGTCTCTAAAGAGTATTCTGCTTCTAGAGTTTTGTCTTTATTTAAACCGGCTTCATCAAGCTTCTTAGCTATTTCAGCTCTGGCACCTTTAAAATATTTTTTAAATATCCATAATACTGTTTCCTCTGTTGTAACTTCATCGAACGGTTTATTAAGCTGCGCAGCATAAACTTGTTTAGAATAAGATCCAACAAGGATGGTCCAATTCCCAAGCTTATTAAAAACTTGATTAGAGACATACGAGTAATAAAATGATTTTTCTTCCGGTGCGTCATCCGGAAGCAATGCATCTATTCCAAAAGATCCAAAAACTAGCAAACATTTAAGATATTCTCTTAGAATAATAATCTTTACAGCTAACTCGATGAAGGAATTAAGTCTTGCTAGCTCTCCAGCATTAGGCACTTCAGCGAAATTTCTTTGACACTCTAAAGACTTAACATTATCTTCTATCTCCTTTAATATTTGATCGTATCTCATGATAGATTTGCAAGCCGGATTCTTTCTAGTTAGTCGAAGCTTGTTGAAGTTTGTTCTATTAAACAAGTCTTCATCGGCAATATATTCGGCATGTTCTTTAATAATTTGCGCAAGCAATTCACCATATATATCAACACCTGTTAGCATGTCAACAAGAATTTTATTTTCATAGTTATTCTT